CTAACTCGTGTTCCGCTTACGCTACACACTCTAACTCGTGTTCCGCTTACGCTACACACTCTAACTCGTGTTCCGCTTACGCTACACACTCTAACTCGTGTTCCGCTTACGCTACACACTCTAACTCGTGTTCCGCTTACGCTACACACTCTAACTTTACTGGTAATCCTCGTAAAGCTGGGATTATCAACATTACTGACGCTCCATACCTTCCTATCTCCCTGCGTGAGAAGCAAGATAAAGCTAAACCAACTCGTAAGCCTTCTGTTAGTAAAGAAGAGTTAGCTATCCGTGCTAAACTCAACGCTTGGAGAGATGACCCACGAATGGTCTTCCTTGCTAATCCCAACCGAGACCTTACAGCAAAAGAGTGTAAGGAGTGGGAACGGAACATCGGGCAATACCAACACCGCTATTCATAGAAAACAGGCATAGCTGTGGTAAGGGATTTCAGCTGCTGATTTCCGTAGAAGACGCTGGAAGGGGCTTGTTCAGTTCCTTCCTTATGTCTCTACCTTTGAGCTGTTTGGGCTTGTTGTAGGGGCTTCTGTGGGGGTCTAAAAAAATAACAAAAATCTTTCAAGGCACTACTCGGTGCGGCGGCGGCTCAACTTCCCCCATAGCCATCCCTCCATTCCTTGAAATCTTCGGGGAGGGGAGGGTAGGTAGCAAGTTAGATACCAAATCTAACGCGGTGTCCGTTGGTATCCAAGCAAGGGTCTCGCTGAAACACCAGTCATAGCCTCAACCTGACCGCTCCGTATTGGAATGGACATAAGCGTGGTGATACAAGTGTATCTATTGTTGGTATAACGCTATCGTTATGTCTTGCTTTTGTAGAGTTTTGGGAAATCTGTTCGCATTTTGCTACTACCTCGTATCAAAGGTATAACGATACGAATGCGTATCATACCAACATACCAAACACATACCAACTGATTTACTGCCGAGACCCATTCCCATTACAGACTATGACGACCTGCCGCGAGCATCGGTAAAGTCAGGCTACGACTGGGTTATGCTATCCTCATACCAACTGGATACCAACTATGCCAGCCATCGCAGAGAAGCACCAAGTCGTCGGTTGTAATGGTGTTGTTGTTCTCTACGCAACGGGAACATCAGCAGGTCGCTACTTCTACCGAGAATGGGATGGTGATAACAAGAGATACAGGACACAGCTATTACAGGCAGACACAAAAGAGAAGGCATTAGCCGAAGCTGTTAGTGTTGCCTTCACCTTCCGTGAAGTGGCCGCTAGGCCGCGACCTACTGACTACCAGCCAAGTGGTCGTAAGCAGAGAGTAGATGCTGTTATTAGAGCAGACAATCCAACGATTGAACAAGCATCACTCCTATGGGTATCAAAGGCAGAGAAGGACTACGACAACAAGCTAATAGCTAAACAAACCTACTACCATAAAGAGAAGCTAATGCGTCTTTATGTAGTTCCTTATCTTCAACAACAAGGTATAAAGCATACAAAGGACATAGGCTATAACACATTCCAAGACTACCTTGTGTATCGTAGTAGGACTACTCCTATCGTTAGAGCAAGGGAGATAAGCAGCATCAAGGACTGGGTATTCAACTTCCTAATGCCTAATGAATACTTATCGTCTATGCCTGCCAAAGCTTGGTTCCCTGAACAGAAGATACACCAGACAGATAGATTGAAGAACCCAGCTATCAACCCAGAGGATTGGCTCACAATCATAAGCTTCGTTCGTAATGATTGGCGTTCTCATTTAGCAGCTACTGGTCATCAAAACCATAGGGCATACTATTGGAGAGACTTGTTCTGGCATTACCTATTGGTAGCAAAGAACTCTGGTATGTCGCCAGAGGAGATACTGAAACTACGATGGAAGGATGTAGAGATAAAGGATGTAGGTAGGATTGATAGCAAAGGCGACAGACAAGAATGGTTAGTCGCTTACATTAGAACCATACGCAGTAAGACACAGCAAGCAAGGGAGATACCAACCAATCTCGGTAGAGAGTTGAAGAGATGGATGGGTATAGTCAAGGACTATTGCGATGAACATAACCTGCCTCATCCTACTGCTAATAGCTGTGTCTTTGGTAAGCCAAGAGAGAACTTCCAGTCATTCAGCTATGGAATGTATAAGCAAGCGTGGGTAGAGGTAAGGAATAGCGTAGGTGATAAGCTCAAAGGACACAGGTTTAGTCCTCACCCTTATACCTTGTATTCGTTGAGAGCTACATTTATTGAGAACCATTTGCTCAAAGGAACTGACTTGTTCTTATTAGCAAGGATGGCTGGACACGATGTGAAGGAACTGCTACAAAGCTATGAGCGTATAGACATTAGACAAAGAGCAAAGGAGATAACAAAGATAGAGTTTGGTAGGAAGAAGGAGGAGGAGTATTTGATTGACTTACTTGGTGATGAGTAAGAGGGTTGAAGAAGTGGTCTCATAACCATCTCATCTCCATCGTAAGCCATTCTCAATAACACCACCCAACACCACATTTAGTGTCCTCATCTTTACTCGCTATACCTTATGTATAGTGTGTAATGGATGGGGACTTTCAAGTGTTTATGGTTAGCCCTTCCAGAATGCCCTACAAGGTGCCTCTACTACCCCCTCCTATACATCCATAGCCAAAGGGGTATAGACACGCCTTCCTGACGCTTGTAGGCACCTCTGGTGAGGTTCTGGTGTTAGGGTTGCCGACCAACTTGAAGACCAACCTACCTGCTCATCTCCAAATAGACCCCATAATAAGGACTGGGAAGAGGGGGGATTATAGGGGGGTGATGGGATAACCCAAAAGACACAAATACTAACTCTAACCTGTCTCTAACTTGTCTCTAACAAGGTATAATCCTACCTCTAACCAGTCTGGGACAGGGTTATCACAGATGGTAAGGAGAACAGGGTTCTACTACCAACAGGTAGAAGGATTGTAGTGATAGCAAGGAGAGTTAGTGATGAATGTATTATCCTGCTACTAAACCTTTGATAGAGCCATTCTCAATAACAAGAGAGAACACCATAGGTAGTGTGTCTAACTGATGAGACAAGTGGGGTAGCAAAGGAAGTTCATTCCGCTACCGCTCCATTCACACTCATTTCCTTTGCCCCAAGAGGTCAAAGCAATGGTTGGCTCCATCAACGAATGAGTTGGGACATACTCTTGGGATGTTCTGGTAGAGCCCGCGATTTGTAGGGGTGGCTAATGGGCTTACATTCTCACCTTCCAGACGATAACTCGGGAGCCGCTTCGCTTCCTCTCCCTCGCCCACTGTCAGTCGTCGCCTCATTGATGTGTGCTCCTCCCGTCGCAACACATAGCAACGAGCCTCACGCAGCAGATACGCAATCAAAGATTGCTGCTGCTTGCTACTCCTCCTTCCTGCCCTACGGGCATCGTGGGTCTCTCCTCACCTATCGCACACCGTTCCGTGTGTGCTCTGGTTCGTCGGATTATCGGAACGAATAGACTGGAAGGTGGAGAACGCCTCAAAGCCCGCACCCACAAATACGCGGTGCTGATAAGAACATCATCCAATCGTATAACCCATTCATTCAGTTGATGTCGCCTCAACCAGTCGGCATCAAAATGGGTTAGGCAGATAACTGCCGTATAAGAGCGATAGCTTGTCCATCACAAACAGGTATAACGCCCCTGTAATACAAGAGTGTTCATCACTCTGTATCAACTGGAACCAAAACATCAAATAATCCAGTCATACCAGTCTGGGTATTTATACGGATTGACAGATTTACTATTAGTAGAGGGGTAAGTAGCTCCTCAACACCACGAAAACACACATCAAAGAACACTATGACACCCACATACGACCAACGATACACACGACGACTGGCAAGAGAAGCCAAGCAGGATGTGAGCTACCACATCTCACCGAGTGGAAGACGAACACCGAAGATAGGACGGAAGAAGCTGTGCGTCAGGGTCAGCAGAGAGGCAGCAGAGCGGTTGAGATGGGAAGCAGAGCAGCGAGGAATGACGCAGCAGGACTTGCTCTCACGGATGCTGTTGAAGGGACTGCCGAGATACAGCCATCAGGTGAGTGGGGACATCACACCACACCTGTGGAATGAGGAGCTGCTGAAACCAGATGACTTGAAGGTGAGGGTGAAGCGAGGAGGGGAAGTCCAGCTGAACCTGTGGATAAGCAGCACAGCAGCGAACAAGCTGACCTGCCACAAGACAGCGACGAAGAGAAGTAAGGCACGGATTGTCCAGCAGCTCATCCTGACCTACCAGTTCCTCACACCAGAGCAGGCACAGAAGCATAGGGACTACCTTGAACGGACACAGGCAGCGTTCAGGGAATGGGAGGCAAGGAGAGATGAGTTAGCCAGAGAGATGGCTGGGTTAGGATGAGCGTGAGAGGCACCTGTGAGCCCCGTGAAGGTGCCTTCACCCACTCTCTGGGTAGATGATACCCGTGATGGGTTAGAGGTGCCTTACAGACGCTTGTAGGTAGGAGTTTTGATACGGGGCGTATAGGATGGGAGGGTAAGAAGCCATCCTATTATGTCTATCAAACAGGACAGAAGAACCCTTACGACTACAATAACCAGCTGGCAATACGGCCCTTAACAGGGAGAATACAAGCACTTCTATTTCCTCACTTTCAATCCGTCTATCATCAAATAGACAAAACCCAAGACGACCAATCAAAGTCGTTTCTATAAGCCGTTGATACAGGGAGAATAAAGGCTTTTCTAAAAAGACAAACATTCTCCAAAGACGACACATTACTGATGTCCTAAATGGAACGAAGTGGAATGTGTGAATGGACATCCTGTATGTCCTATTTACAAACAAGGTATAAAGGAGCTTCAACCCTGATGATACAGATGAACATACCAGCGATGGCAGTATCATCCGTATCATCCCTGTTGATACTACCTATAAACCTTTGTTAGTAATCCTTTATCACTAACTCTAACCTTTATCAAATGAGCACTAACAAGTCTCTTACAACCAAAGACCTTGAATACATCCTGTGTTCCTGCCGTTCTATCGCAAAGCTTGAAAAACACGGAGTTAGTGAAGCACAAATCAAACAGATGCTTTATAGCTTGGGTGTCTATGCTTATAGGCAGTTCCATAAAGCTGGCATTCCTGCCGACTTGAAGCATCCACTTCTTTCAGCACCAAAGCGTGTGTGGGATAAGACCAGCCATACCTTTGTAGATGAACGAGAACTGGTAGCCGGACTACTGGTTCGTTAGCATTCTGGGGAGGGTGTCTAACAGCAACCATCATCGGGTGATAGACCTTGTGTCTCGTAGGTTCAACTCCTACGGATGGTATCGGGGATAGGTTCCAACTGCCTTTGCGTGGTTGGACACCTTCCCCATCTTTATGACTATGAATAAGACAATAGATGTCTGTGGGTTCATTACGGATAGTAATGTCATTACTCCTGCTACTTCATTCTTTGAGCAACCCAAGTATCAAGTATCACTCCAACCAACTTATGGCGAGTTGATGGAGATTGAACAACGGATTGAGGATGCTAAACGAATGGCAGAAGACCCCTTTGAATACAACCGAGACAGCAATAACATTCAGTCTTACCAGCATAAGGACAGATGTTTGAGTGGTTGTAATCTAATGCTTGAAAGCTTACAGCAACCTCGTCTTATTGGTAGTATCAAGGATGCCAGTAATGATGGAGAGCTGTATGGTCGTTATGTGAATGTAATGGGAATGATACAGGTAATGCCTAATGGTAATGCCTACTTATCAGTCCATCGTATTCAGGAACTACCAGAGCCAAGTGTTGAGGAGTTCGGTTGAGTTATCAGCCGTTGGGTAATCCACAGGTATAGCTATTGGTGAGGGAGGTTGTCTATGGATGACCTCTCCTGGGTTATCAAAAAGATTGTTCAAAAGTGAGTTCATCAGGGGCATCAGTAGTGGTGCTCTTTTTCTACCAGCGTCAAGTGACGAACAGCAGGGGTGGATGTTGTTTTGTAGCGGCAGTAGTTACAGCTGGTATCGGTAGTCAAGTTATGGCTTGGCTTGGCTACCACTCCTAATCTCCTACGCCATAGGTGGATTAGATACAGGCTCTTGGAACTTGTATTGAGTTGTTCTCATTACCAGAGAATAGGGAGTGGCGTGAAGAACCACTCCCAACCTAAACACTAAACCTTTATACCAAAGAACAAAATGACTAACATAACTGAAACATCTGCCAAGGCAGAGATTATCTCCAATGCCTGCGATGCTATTGATACTTTACAAGCACAGATAAATGAATACCAGCAAAGGCAAATAATCCTTCAAGGATTTGTCGTAGGACTTCTGCTTATTCTGGTTGTATTTTGATGACTACTTCCACTACATCTCAACTCACTAACGCACTTGTAAAGAAATGAACATTCCATCTTTGGCTACCTATAAGAAAGCCCGTAAGGCTTATGGTTCAGTCGGCAGTATGTATTGGTTGTTTAGTGAGACTGGTATTCACGAAGATGATGCCGACCACGCTATTGATGGTCTTACTACTGACATCGGCTGTCGTTGTATTGAGAAGACCAAATCAAAGAACCTTTATGACTTCTGTGAAGGAGTAATCCTGTATCATTTAGAACATAATACAAAGTATGTCCAACAACAATCAACTACCTCGTAATGTTAGGTATGTCTTTGACTATTTGACTGGTAAGTCCATCACTAACGATAGTGGCGGTCGTATCAAACCACTAACACGCCAACAGGCAGTAGCACTTATCGGCAACTGGATGGTAGAAACAGGTAGTGATGACCTGTCCAACCTTGATGTAGTTGAAGATGGTAATGGCGGTGCTGGTCGTGGTCTATCCCAATACACCGATGCCCGAAGGGAAGCCTATGACCGAGCAAGAGCTGCTCACATCAAAGGTGGTGGTAATGCTAACGACATTCGTTTCCAACTTCGCTACTTTACTAATGAGTATCTTGGTCGTTATGACCGAGATGGTAAGTCGCTTATTGGCTACACCAGAGCATTAGAGAATGCCCCTACTGATGATGTAGCAGAGGCTACACGCTACTTGACAGATAACTACTTCCGTCCAAGTGAGCCTCATACAGAACGACGCATTAGTAATGCCCAAAGGCTATGGTCGCAAGTCAATACACCTGCTAAACCTGTTGTAGCGAGCACTCCTCCACGAACAATAGGTGCTACACGACCAAGTGTTTCACAATCACCAAAGCCCAACACGATACTAAACCTTTTTGGTATCAATCCACAAAACAAACAACCACAGCAGCAACAACAACAAGGTAATCGTTCGCTGTTGTCTATTGTCTTTCCATTCCACTAGGTGGTGATAAACCACCACTAAATCACTAAATCTCCCGTTCCTAATGCGTTAGGTCGCATAGTAAATCATTATGGCTCAACAATCCGTTCAGTTTCAACCACAGGCAGAAAGTAAAGGTTTCAAGCCTGTTGAACAAGTAAATGCTCTACCTCTTATACAAGAGAACCACCAGCGATTTATCAACGCTGAAAGGGTAGCTGCTGACCTTGAAAACGAGTATGCCAGAACTCGTATGATGGTAGATGGCAACAACTGGGAACAGCTTGCCAAGTTCAGTAAGACCGCTGCTTCCTATGTTGAAGACTGGGTGAAGCGTGATAACGAGAATAAAGAAATCGGTGCGATGTATGATGCCTTACTGGAAGGCACCGATGTTTCTGTTGAAGCTGCTAATGAGAACAACGCTGAACAAACTGCTATTAGCGAAGGTGTCCGTCAAGGTGAGCAGGTCTCAACACTTGCTAACCAGATTGAACAAGAGACAGGAGACATCGCATTAGGGCAACAAGTAAGGCAGCAGTTAGGAGGTCTTGCTGCTGGTGTTGCTGGTGAGCAGGCGATGCTGATGAGGGCACAGACCACCTATGGTGCTTATCTTTCTACTTTCCTTGAAGGGAACGCTACCTTTGTTGTGAATGGTCAGCGAGTTTCTGTTAGGGATGCTGTAAGTAGCGGTGATAGCCGAATGGTAGCTGCTGCTATTGCTGCGGGTCGTGGTCAGTTCATTCGTGAGAATGGGCTTCAATACGCTACAAAGGCTAACTTCGTCAAGTATCTCGGCAACACCATTATTGCTACGGAGGGTTCCGTTGCTGGTGGTATTGTCCGTGAAGCAATCAAGCAACAACGCCAATCCGCTATTGCTGGTATTGAAGGACTTGCTTACGACCTTTCACGCACTACCGATAGTGTTGGTGTTGGTGAGGTATTCCACGAGATTAGCGGTCAGTTCTTCCGTAATAACACGGGGATGTCTCGGGGTGAAGCTAATGAGGCAGCCGTCAAATCTTTGATTGAAGGCTTTACTGATACTGGTAATGTTGAAGCACTTGAAGCACTCCTTGATGTTCAACAGGTTCCCAACCAAGAGGGAACTGAACTGCGTAGGCGTTATGGAAACCTTATCTACGATGCTATTGATAGGGCTAATGGTAAGCAAGACCAGTTAGATGACCGAACCTACAACGATACGCTTGATAGCCTTGAAGAACAACTGGCTGGCACTAATGACCCAACACAACGGCAACAGCTGATTGATGCCGCTGCTGACCAGCTGGAAGCTGCTGGACTTCACAGGCGAGCACGAGAGCTTCGTGGTCAATACAACGAGTTGTCTGCCGATGGAGCACACGCCTTCAACGCAACACAGGCAGAAGAAGCTATCACTAATGGTGAGATTACCGACCCGAAGGCTATTGATAAGATGTATCGTCGTGGTCTTATCTCACTTGAAGAGAAGCAACGACTTGAAGGTCTTATCAAACAAGAGGACTTCTCAAAAGACCCTGTTGTAAAGAGCCTTGTAGATACTTGGGCTGATAGTGCGGAAGCATACTTCCTATCACAAGTAGGGTTGAAGAAAGACCAGTTTGGGAACATCCCTGACCCGCTTACTGGTGATAACGCTGCTCTTACACCTGAACAAGCACGAGTTATTCTTGGACAGATGCGTAGGGACTTGACCGCTATTGGTGTTGGTCAAGCTACTAATGTAGGAACAAGTGATGCCGCTTCACTCAATAGCGTTTTGAATGCTACTATGTCTGCTTGGGTGAAGGATAACCTCAAAACAGAAGGTGGTAAATACTTTGTAGGAGACCTGAAAGGTGTTGGAGCTAATGGGCTGCCTACCACCAACAAAGGTGCTGCTGCCCGTGTTCAAGGCTACCTCCGCCCTGAATGGTTGAGTGGTAAATCTTCTGTTGCTTCTAACCAGAACCTACGACCTGTTGATTTCAGTAATGGTATTCAACCTAATGGTAGGTTGTCTTCTGTTGTAGTCCAGCAGTTCCGTCCTAATCGTGGTGATAAGCTGTTTGATAACCAAGAGGTTCGGCAAATCTTTACTGACTGGGAAGCTGGACGCATTAGTCCGCTGTTGAAGTCAGTAGCAGACCAACTCGGTAAGACACCTCTGTCTCTGCTGAACCAGCAGCTAACTGCTCACGGCTTCCCAGCTACCGCTATACCTTTGAGTGTAGATACTCCTACAACTGCTGCCCCTCGTAGGGTTAGCAACTCTGTTCAAGGTGCTACCTACCTCATCCAAAGGCATAACTTGCCTGTTCGTGGTGCTGCTTGGCTTGCTGGCAACATTCAACAAGAGAGCAGCTGGAATGCTAATCGTCCGTATTGGACGCTTGACGATGGTGCTGGACAGAATGGGGGACTTGTTAGCTGGAACCAAGGGCGTCTTGCTGCGGCAGAGAAGTTCTTTGGTAAGCCACTAACCCAAGTCCCAAGTAATCAGCAACTGGACTTTATGTTGAATGAGATGCGAACCAACCCTCGCTATCAAGAGGCTTGGCGTATCTTCAACAATCCACGAGCTACTGAAACTCAACTTCTTCGTGCTTCCTACATCTACTGGGGCTATGGGGAAGAAGGCAACCGAGCACAATACGCCCGACAGACTGAACAAGCACTTCGTAGTCGTTCTAACCGACAACCCAATCAACCACGAGCTACTGCCGCTGGAACTGGTCAGCAACGAGCCATCCAAGTAGGAAGGCAACTGCTGTCTATGGGAACAAAGATGTGGCAACATCCCAACTTTGACCTTGATGGTGGGTATGTAGCTACTGGTGGAGCACGGGTTGGTCGTCATAAGGATACCTCATTCCATTATGCCAATCAGGCGATGGACATTCCAGCCAGCCATAACTCACCAGACCAACTCCGTAGGACATTCAACTACCTTGTTGCTAATCAACAGCGGTTAGGTATTGCCGAACTCTTCTGGGATGGTGGTGGTTATTACAGGAATGGTAAGCGGATTGGTGGTGCTGGTTCTAACACTATTCCTAACCACGATACTCACATACACATCGCATTCTCATAAAGAAGTAAATGGCTACCTATAACTTGGATGGCTTTATTGACACACCTGATGAACAGAAGGCAAGGGCTGCGGCACTTGCTGCTGAACAGGAGCGTGTCAAACGAGCAAAGGCAGCTGCGGCTGCTTCCAACAAAGCTAAACAACAGAAGCAACAGAAGCAACAGCAACAACGAGAGACACCGCAACAAGCCTCTCAATCAGCACAGGCAGTCAATAGGGATGAGGGCTTCATTACCCGTATTGGTAATGCTGCTAACTACCTGTTTGAAGGTGATTACCTCCACGATGGCTTGAATGCTGTTGCTGCTGGTATCAACGCTATCACCCCTGATAACTTCCCAACCAAAGGTTTCACGCAAGGACTTGACGATAATGTCAGGTCTGCTGGTGAGTTAGATGCGATTGAACAGCGACGACAGCAACAAATCCAACAGGGTGGTAATCCTTTGGAGAAAGGTATAGCAACAGCTAATAACGCTCTTACTGGTATCGCAGAAGGAGCAGAAGCTGGTGTAGCTCTGCCTATGACTATTGCTGCCCGTATGCTCAACCAAGATGCTACTTGGGCACGACCTCCTGCGGTATTGAAGAATAGTGCAGTAGGACAAACTATCTTTGAGATTTCACAGGTTCTTGTTCCTACGCTTCTTACTGGTGGTGTAGCTGCTGGTTATGGTGCTCCTGCTCTTACTTCTGGTGGTATTGGTCTGTTGGGTGAAAGTGCCGTAGAGACCGCACCACAAGATAGTGCTGATGACCTGATTGCTGGTAGGTTCCTTGCTACAAAGATGGGGGAACTTGCCGACCATCTTGGCTATAATGGAGGACAGCTTACCCGAGACCTGATTGAAGGTAAGAAGGTAGATGCCCAAGTATTTGTAGCTGCTGCTGGTCTTATCCAAAACTTGGGTATCAACTGGGGAGCTGATAAACTCTTCCGTGCTATTACCTCAAAGCTTGGAACACCTGATGTAAAGCTTGAAGGTGAAGCTACTACTGCTCGCACCGCACAAGTGCTTGGCAAGAAAGAAGCTGATGTCGTCAAAGCCCTTGATGATACCAAGACACCTGACTACAATAACCTCTACGAACCACACGAAGTAGAAGGTATTGATAGTGCTGTGCCTGTTGGTAATCCATCCAAAGGTAAGACCTTCATTAGTGATGAAGCCCTTGTCCAAGAAAGCTTGCGTAAAGCTGGTATTGGGGAGGATGGACTGACTGCTGCTGACCGCAAATACTTCACCAACTGGGGAGCTATTAGCGATAGCACAGGCGTTCAACGAGCACTCCAAGAGGCTACCCAAACCCTGAAACGCTTGAAGGACTACCCTGATGATTTGAAGGGAGCACTTGGCAGAGCACAGGACTGGTGGAATGAAAACAGGTTCCTTGTTGATAACAACCTTGATGCTGCGGTGCTGAACTTCTCACAAGAGATGGTTGAGCCACTCAAATCCAAGCAAGGTGTTGTCGCACTACTTGATGGTCGCATTCCTGTTGATAAGCTACTCCGTGAATACACGAATGTAAGTGAAGAGGGTTATGTTGCTGCTGCCCTTATGGGTGAGGAGTTGGGTATTCGTATCCAAAAGCTTGCCCGTCAAGCTATGAACCTTGAAGCAGCAGACCAGATTGACTTTACTAAAACGATTGAGAACCTGTTAGACCTACACGATAAGGCTAACCTGTTCCTTATACCTTTGCGTAGAGGTAAGCGTAAGTGGGCAGTAGAAGGCTCACTTCAACAGCGTAAGTCCATCAATAGTATCAAGGATGCTGACATTCAAGGTGCCATCAAAAAGGCAGACCCTGTAAAGTATGATGCTGATCCCCGTTCTTTTGAAGTCCAAAAGCTAACCGAGAACGACACAGGCTTCACCATTAGGGAACTCTGGGAAAGGTATAAAGGCGGTGATGATGCTGCTGGTGATACCCTCAAAGCATACCTCCACGCTATTGCTTATAGCGACCCCAAGAATGCCACAGCACAGGTAGAGAACCTTTCTTCGCTGTTGTATGACCAACTCCGTAAAGGTAAGGGAGATGCTGTTGCTAACCTCTACTATGGCTTTATGTTGTCTCGGGTAGCTACCCAGACAGCTTCTGCTACTTCCAACATCGTTCGTATTGTTGGAGAGCCGATGGGTGCCATTCTTTCTGGTGAAAGGGCTTATGGTCTTGGACAGCTGGTTGGTGGCTGGTCTCACGCTTACGATGGCTTGAAGGCAGCAGCCAAAGCATTCAAGGAGAACCGCTCTCTTATTGGTGGTAGCAAGCTTGATGAAGCGATGTATGACCTGAAACTTCGTCAAACAAAGCTTGATGAAGTGTATGCGGGTTATAAGAAGCAAATGGCTGCGGAAGGTAATAAAGACCCTGCCAAAGCATTTGCTGCTGCTGCTCACTACTGGGGACAGACACTTGCTAACCATCCTATTACCAGTATTGGTAATCGCTTCCTACTTGCCCAAGATGAAGCATCAAAGGTCATCTTTGCTTCACAGGTAGCAACTGGTAGAGCTTGGAAAGAAGCTGCTGAACTTGGGTTCAAGGATAGCAAAGACATCAACAGGATTGTCAATCAACACTTCCGTAATGTATTCAAGGATGGTGTTGCTACTGGTAAGATTGTAGATGCTGATGTGCTTGATGGAGCAAAGCATCTTACCTTCCAAAGCAACATCCCAGAGAATGGAAACTTTATTGATAAGGCATTTCTTGGTATCAAGGATGCTACGGATACCTCTGGCTTCTGGCGGTTCTTCTCACCATTTACTCGGGTAAGCTATAACATCCTTGAAACAGCTGGTAGGTATGAACCGACTGGTATGTTTAGGAAGCTTGATAAGCGATACAAAGCTATCCTTGCTGGTGAGATGGGTGATGTAGCACAGCTACAACTCAAATCCCAGATTGCTCTTGGATGGACAACGCTTACCTCCATTACTGCTCTTGCTGGGTTTGGCTTTACTACTGGTTTCAACTCTGGTGATAAACCGAAGACAAGCTTTATCTTGCCTGATGGTAAAGGTGGCTACACAGCACTTCCATACAACAAGATTGAACCATACGCAACCATCATCGCTGTTGTTAGTGATGCTGTAAATGGTCTGCGGGATGATGTTATCTCACAAGGTCAGTATGACCGATTTATGAGTGAGATGATGTATTCACTCGGTATGGCTACTTTTGATAAGTCATTCTTGTCGGGTATGAATAACCTGACGGCTATGCTTGATGTAAAGAACTTTGGTGAAGGCACAGCTATTGGTCTTGCTAATAGTGCTGGTGTTGTTAGTCCTGCTTTGGTAAGGATGCTTGCTGATTGGGTCAATCCTAACCTCACTATCTCTACTGATACTAACGACATTACCCAGACACTCTGGGCAAAGTTCAAGCAACGGACTATTGGTGGTGCTGGTCTTCCTGTGATGTATAACGAGATGACTGGACAACCTATCTCAAAGACTGCGATACCTCCTATCCTAAATGAGTTTATTTGGGCAGGTCGTATTCAATCTGGTAAGGATGATAAGGTTAGCCAGATGCTCAATACCCTAAACTTCAAACAGGATAATGCGACAAGCATTAGAACCTTTGAGGGTATCCCGCTATCACTTGAACAGCAATCCAAGATGAGTAAAGCTCTCCACGATGTTGGTAAGCTTCACGCTCGCCTTGAAGCATACTTTGATAGCCCTATCTTCAAACAGAAGTATGCGAAGTATCAAGCATTCAGGGGAGACAACCAACTTGGTAATCAAGGTGAAGGCACAAGGTCTAATGCCTATCTCCAAGACATCTACCAAGACATCAGGGCTGTCCGTAGAGAAGCCAAGATGCTTGCTGCTCAACAGCTAATCCAAACAGACCCTGACTTCGCTATGAAGTATAACGCAGCCAAGACGATGAATGTTCCACAGCAGGCACAGATACCGCAAAGCTGGGAAGGTCTATTATCTTGGGCTAATAAATAACAGCAAAGGTATAGCTAAACCTTTGTGTTTGGAAATAAGTAGATGGCGATTAGTCATCACCAAGGCTTACAGGCAGGTTCAAGTCCTGCCTTTCCTATTGCCTCTTCATCGCTATGCGGATAGTTCGGTCAAGGGGGCAAGCGTGGAGCCTCACACGCTATACAAGTTTGTTCAAGGCACACCAATAAACATTTATAAATGTAGAGAACAAAAGATGAGTTATCAGGTATCAGCACCTACTCGTAATGAGCTTACAGGTGAGTATGAAGATACAGGTGTAGTAGAGCAGCGTGGTCTTACACGACAACAGCTTACCTACACCTATGGACAAGAAGATAACGAACCCATAGACCCTGACCAATACAACAACGCTATTGCTCCTCACTATGCCGAGAAGGCAGCACAAGCTAACCTTCCTATCTTCCGTGAAGATGCGTCTGCTGAAAGTATTGTTGCCTTTTGGAAGAGCGATAAACCTTTGACTGATGCTGAAATCTCTGCGATACAGGCAGCGTATGTTGCTACCGATAATGCTGACATCGCTAATCTCCTCACTTGGAAACTAACAGGTGATGACAGCTTCCTCAACGAACAGCAACGATTGGAACTTGGTATTGATGACGAGGGAAGTAGCGACGATGTTGAAGGTATTAGCGATGAAGAAGTCCAAGACGCTTCACAAGTAGTAGATTTCATCTTTGATAATGCTGATGAACCTAACCAAGAGACAGCACAAGCTATCCTAAATGTAGAGACAGATGGTAGTGATGCCTCAACCATCATTCAGCATTTGAGCTACCAGTATTACAACGGCAGTCTCTCTTTGGATGAAGCTTATGAACAAGCTTTGTCGTCTGGTATAGACCATAACGAACTCGCACAAGCATTCAACACTATTCACCAACAACTCCACAACCACACTAATGGCTGACTTTACCATCCCTATTAACGCACGACAAACAGTAAGACCTACGGGAACACAAGTTACTCAATCTACTTGGAACCCAGAAGATGGCTATTCCCGCCAACAAGAGATTGAACAGGCAAGGGCAAAAGTTCTTGAAGAACATAAGAAATACCTTGAAGATGCTACGACTACTGGACAACGATTGATTGCTTTGGAGAACAAAGTAGCACAGCTCTCTAACGACATCACTAAACTCCTTCAACTGCTTGGACAGAAAGGTGATTGAAGTTCAACACGCTGGTGGTTGGGATAACTCTTACCGCAACTACACAGAACCAGACAGGAAATACAAACATCCAAAGCGTCAGTATGAAGGTCTGCCTGACCTCTCACCATTATCTAAACCCAAAGGTTTAGAGGAAGTCAAACCCAAACCTGACGCTAAACCTTTGTTAGATAGAAGCGTAGAAGACGCTAACCAAAAAGACTTGAAATCAAAGAACCTCAAATAACTATGACTGCCGAACTTATTATCAACCGATACGGACAAACTACTCCTACCTCAATCCAAGAGAATGGCTGTGCTATTAGCACCCCCTTCTATTTGAACCCTACTACCGACCAAACCAAACAACTGCTCAACGCCTTCCGCAACATCAAACAACGACAACTCCTTGAACTTGGTTATAACAACAAAGCTTCTACTAAATCAGGTCTTGTAGTTGCTACTGCCATAACTCCTCCTCAAACTCCTATTGAAGAGGAACTGGGGATGAATGAAGAAGCACTCCGTTATGTCCTGTTTGGTCGTCAAGGCATCCAAGAGCGTCTCTTCATCAAACTCCAAAGGCTTACAGGAGTTTATCTCATCACACGGGAACAGATTGAAGATACCTACACAGCTTGGCTCAATACGCTCTTTGGTGATGAACAATCAACAGCTTCAAAAGCTACAACAACTACTTCTACAAGACAAAGTAAAACGAGGAAGAAAGAAGAAGCAAAAGTCGCTTGTTGATTTCCCACAAGTAGAAGCTGAACTACGACAACGCTATGGCTCACTAACTCTTGCCCTTGAACTTGTCGGTATCACCAAAGGTGAATGGCAAGCAAGACGAAGGGCTAATGAATACCCAACTGATGAGCTTTACCTTGTTGATTACTTATTGACGAATGACTTGAAATCTTTGACTGGTATTGATGTCCCTGATGATTACCGACAACACGCCTTTCATCGCTCTTCTGTTCGTCTCTCCTAATGCTACTTCCTTACTACCAGCTCCTATCCCTCTTGGGTATTGTCTCCTTCCCTTTATTGGATGATTATGCCCACCTAACTGATTTCCTAACTAATAATGTATCTCCATCACGGAGACCGCCTTGATGTATTGAGAACACTTGATGCTAATAGCGTTGATGCTATCATAACCGACCCACCATACGGCTTATCCTTTATGGGCAAAGCTTGGGACTATCAACTCCCAAGTATTGAAATCTGGGAAGAATGTATCCGTGTTCTAAAACCTGCTGGGCATCTCCTCGCATTCTCATCAGCCAGAACCTACCATCGTTTAGCAACATCAGTTGAAGATGCTGGGTTTGAAATAAGAGACCAACTAATGTGGCTCTATGGTAGTGGCTTCCCAAAGAACCATAATCTTGGTAATGGTTTAGGCACAGCTCTCAAACCAGCACACGAACCCATCATCCTCGCTCGTAAGCCTCTACAAGCAAAAACCATAGCAGCTAATCTTGCTAAATACGGAACAGGTGATCTAAACATAGACAAGTCCCGTGTCCCAAGTAAGCCCCTTACCTTCAACACACCTGATAATACCAATCAAGTAGAAGGTCGTTTTCCAGCTAACCTCATTCACGACGGTAGTGATGAAGTTGTTGAGCTGTTCCCTGAAACAACGAATGGCTACATAGCTCCTCACCACAAGAGAACTAATGAGGACGATAGCTTCCTCAACGCCCTTCACATAGACCCACCGATGTCTTCTACCTACGGTGATAAGGGTTCAGCTGCCCGCTACTTCTATTGTGCTAAACCTTCAAAGAAGGAACGAGAGGGTAATACTAACCCGACTATCAAGCCAGTCAAGTTGATGTCGTATCTCATCAACCTTATCACTCCTACTGGTGGTGTCGTCCTTGACCCGTTTATGGGTTCAGGTTCAACAGGTGTAGCTGCTCTAAACGATGGTTATACCTTTGTTGGTATTGAGTTGGATGATGATTATTACAAGATTGCTACTGAACGATTGAAACAAAATGAACTACAAACACGCTAACTCGTGTTCCGCTTACGCTACACACTCTAACTCGTGTTCCGCTTACGCTACACACTCTAACTCGTGTTCCGCTTACGCTACACACTCTAACTCGTGTTCCGCTTACGCTACACACTCTAACTCGTGTTCCGCTTACGCTACACACTCTAACTC